CCCTTGGCGTCGACCTTAAATCTGAGGATTGATTCAGCCATGATGCGATTCTATCGAGAATGTTTGCCCTTCTCCATTGATTCTTCCTCTCTTTTTGCCTTTATTTCGTAATAAGCAGCAAAATGCACCATCTCGGCGTCTGTTATTTCCCTCCTTAGTTGATTAACCGTCATCCCCAACTCGCAGGCCAAGAAAAACTCAAAGTAAAGCCAACTGTCCTGCTCTAATCGTTTTTTGCCTCTTCAATCTCCTCATCACCCTGAACTTCATGTAGGAACAATTCAATAGAATCAAGAACTTTTTCAGGTAATTCACGTTGTAATTTCAACGCATCGCCTTCATGAAAAGCTCTTGTGCCGTCCTCTAATTCAGCAGCAAGACACATCATTATTGTGCTTGCTTTTAACGCATTATCAGACCCGGCTTTTTCTAATGCTCTAATCCTTACAGCTCGAGTGATTGGCTTGAAGTAAAGATCAACGACTTTTTCACCGTCATGGTTTTCAACAGAAAACATTCGGCGTTCTTGCAAATCAGTAGCGAAGGCACCGCAGAGAAGATCCACGGTACGCTCTTTTTGTGCAGCCATTTAATTGGGGTTGTTTAGGTTAATACTAGATGGCTTCAGGAATTACGCCTGAAGTAGTGAAGGAACAAGAAACGGTTCCGACTTCTCCAGTTGTTGATCCAAATTCTGCTGACGTGATAATGCCAGCGAAAGGGCCAATCTTCTTTGTGCCGTCTAAATACAACTCGAAAGAAGCGTCTGCGGGGTCATCTGCCCTAAGCACATCTTCCATGAGCTTCAGTGATTCACCTGTCGCAGCATTGTCATAAATCAATTCAACAGTGCCTGAGCCTGAGATTAATCCACCGATGTGTGAACGTGCGCTATCACCTTGAACAGTCGTCTCAAGAACTTCTTTCTCAATACTGAGACTCCAGCTCTTTGTATTTGCGATTGTTGCAAGGGTGCCACCCTCTGACTCAAATTTAACTGAGCCATCCTCACCGCGTACTTTTGCCATAATTAAAGTTCCTCGAAGGTTTCAAAAGTGCAGCGCACTTGAGTTTGGAAGTAACCCTCGGGATTAGCTGACGCCATCACCTCGGGGCCGATCGGGGCGTCGAAATAGACACCCGATACTTTAATCCGATTATAGAGGTCTCGAATACGTTTACCGATTGTAAAGTTTGGACCAGGGCCTCGGCCTTGCGCAGTGTAAATATTAACGAGCACCAAACCTGTTATTAAATTCACTCCACCCATCGCTTCATAAGTGCTACCTGAAAAGCTGACATTGCACTGACACCAGCTCTTATTTTTAGGCGGGGTGTATGACATGTTGTGGAAAACAACAGGGATTCTGTTCCCTGTAGCAAGTTCCGTTGACAATCTCTTCTCAATCGTCGAGCGAACAGTGTTGAGATTAGTGGCAGCCATTAGAACCTTCCTGACCTAATCATTCTGTCAAATTCTCGCTCGACCCACTTCTCCATACTTTTTGCTATGGCCTCTGGATAGCCCGGCTGACATTGCTTGCTCTTGTGAGAGCCTCCCCAAGAAGGAGGCAGGCCCGTTCCAAACGCTATTGCTTCGGCGTATTCCATGTTATTAGTAATGACATAAGTATTTCCGACTTTTTCTTTCTCCGAATATTCACGCCGCTGTGGATTCCTTAATCCGATATTGACTGCCTGCGTAGTTGCATCAGCGACTAAACGAGCCTTTGGTACTTTAGGGCCACCTTTTTTGTCTTCTAATTTAAATGCAGCATCTTTATTCTTGCCGATAGCCCAGGCATTTCGCATCGTGCCTGTGTCAACAGGTGTTGCAAGCTTCAGCCGAGCATCACACTCGAGAACACAAGTATGAAGTATGGCATTCGCAGCCTCTTCAAAAAACTTGCCAATCTCTTCATTAGCAGGAATTTCTCTAGTCATCCTCTTAAATACATCTTGTAAGAGACATCTATCCCAGCCTGTTTTGTCGTTGTGACGCGGATGATCTGAAAGACGTCCGATCCGATCATGACTTCATCGGCTGTTGTGGGTGCATTAGATACACCAGCAGCCGAAATCGTGGCAGTACGGTCATCAGATTGAATCAGAGAATTAACCTCTCTTTGATTTACATCACCGATGACAGCATTTTTTACTGTGTCGCTTTTTGAATACCGGAACTCACCAGTGTCAGCGTTGTAATTCCCATTCAAAGCACGTCGAATTGTGATGCTCTGCCCTAATCCGGGGATGCTGTTGACGTTATCAATTGCTTTCTGGAGCGCGGCGGCAAAAGTCATCAGATCCGATAAGCAACAACAGAACCGCTGCTCAATGTGACGCTAGTGATAACACCTTCAATTGAACAATTCTGCTTTAATGCTATTGAAGTCAGGGTGTTGCCAGTGATATCAGAAGCCACAAGAGTTCCAATAACTGAATCTTCTAGTGCTTTTACACACCCAAAACGACCTGTATGGGCAGCAGTATCGCTGATGTATTCTGCGCCGGAATAAGTAACCATGATTAGCTCCGTTTAATGGCTATGTTACCGGGTCCAGAAATGCGGAGCCCAGTCATATATCTTTCCACCATAGGCGGGATATTGTCAGCCCAAACCGGGCCCCATCTATATGGAGATACAGCAACGCCCCCAACTCCAACCCGTGAATAAGCTTCGAGCCCTGTCAGATTCAAGGCGCTTTTATTATTGTTGAGATAAGACGCCAAAATCGCCTGTGCTTTCTTCAGTTGGTCCGGAATCTCTGTATCGGTGTAATAATCAGTAGTTAAACGGAATGGAAAGCCGATCGAATAAGTATTGATATAAGTGTCCGGTTTCCTCACACCAGTTCGTGGCCACTGCAATGCTTGAGTGCTGTTGACTCTTGAACCTAAAAATCTTTCGCGGTCAAGACGTTGCGTTGCGGTATAAAGCGCACGATTCTTCTGATCTGTTGTTGCAGTTGCCCAAGCCGTGATGTCGTCGTCTTCGACGAGACCATCAATCAGTGTTTGTGCGTCCGCTAGTTCGAGATAACTGTTTGCGTTCGCCGCTCCGGCTGTCGCAACTATCGTGATCGCCATCAGGTTTTACCTTCGGTTTACGTTTGCGCTTTGGCTTAGGAGCAGGAATAGAGGCCGCTTCAGCAGCAGCCTCACGTTCCTTTGCTCTCCGAAAAGAGAACATGCCCATCAGCTAGATGCGCCCTTTAGAGCTACAAAGTTCAACACAATTGCTTGACTCAAAGAACCGCCGGAAACATTCCCGACAGTAACTTTGAATGAACCAGCAGCAACGGCTGTTACTGAAACCACGTAAGCGCCTGCGGTGCCTGCACTTGCATGGTTAATAACAACAACGTCTGTTGCTGAAACTGTGTCGTTAGTCACTGTGAAAGTAACTTCTGCGCCATCAGCTAGCGCAGCGTTATTCATAGTGATCTGACCAGAAGCCGCATTTGCGACGACAGTCGTACCTTTGTTTGTAGCCTGAGTGACTGTTGTTCCGACAGTCGGGCCGACAAGTTTGCCGGCTGTTACTTCAAAAATGGATGCCATAGTTAGTTACCTCGGTTAATCGTAATTGCTAACTACGGTAGCCCTTGAAACGCCTAGGTTTTTGTTTTCAAAAACTTTGGACCAGTTAGAGGCGGTCGCTAGCTGTGCAACAGTCGGGTTGACTGTAGTTACAGCGTACTTAGTACCTGCTACGTGATAGCAGTAGTGAGCGTCGTAGCTGATGGCGTCGGACTTGCTCAAGATATCTCTATCTTGTTCCACGTCGAGCTCTGCTTGCTCTCCGCTTCCTATGCTTCCTGGCTTAAAGAAATAAGCGGCATATTCAGTAGAAGCGCCAGACCCTGTTGTAGTCACATTGTCGGAAACAATTACGTTCAAACCGCAGAAGGTTGGAACACGACCGTCGCCAGCAAATGCGCCTGAATATGTTCCGCCTGACTGAGTTGTGGTTGTACCACGGGCGTCAGCAGTAGAAACGTAATCAATAAGCTTGCGCTCAACTAAGTCGTAATAAGTTGCGCTGTGGATAGCGACGGCGGAAAGCTTGTCGCCTTGCTCACCGAACTTATTACGTGCAGCAGCAACAGTCCTTGCACTCAAGACAGTCGGTGTGTCACCGCTTTCTGAGTCAAGACACATACCGAAAAGGGCACTGCTTGAGTTGTTGTTGTTCAGCGAACCGAACACGCCTTCAAGAACAGCAAGAAGATCCTTCTGCTTTTCGCTGGCGATGTATGCGGCAAGTTTGTTGCCGATAGCTGCCATTGCGTCAGATCCAGCGGCAATCGAGGCGAGATCCCTCGCTTCGAAAGCACGACCTCGATGCAGTTGCACCGCAATCTGTTTGCCGGTTGAGATCTTGCCAGGTGTCAAGCTTGTGCTATCTGTTAATACTTCCTGGTCGCCGGCAAGGTTGGCTGACCAGAACGGTGCGTTAATGAAATCACCGCCTTCCTTAGCATTCAAATCCGCTAGAGGCTGCACAATTCCCGACTGTAAAAACTTATCGAGATTGGTGGTTGCTTCTGTGATATACGGAATGAAAACCTCGGGGACGATAATGTCGCTCCTGAGAGTTGCCATTAGATCCTGTGAGATTGTTTACAGTTGGGCACAGCCCTAGCTCACAGGGGCACAGCCCACTCATGAGTCATTAACAATATATTAACGACTCGCAGCAGCTTTTAATCTTTCATACATATCACGATCTCTCAAATACAACCTTGATTGTTCACTTAGATTAAAATCAGCACCTGAAAATGGGTTTTTAGTTCCCGGTGGAACACCTGCACCAGAAGATCTGCCGACTGGAGCGCCGCCACCTTGAGGCGTTGATTGTTTTACAACCCATTTGAATTTATCTGATCCGGCCAATATCTTTTCAACTGCTTCTTTTACAGGCAAACGGTCATATCCATTAACAAGACAAACAGTGCCATCTTCTTGTACCTCGAAATTATCCCGACCTAATGCATTCATCGCATAGTCGGTGTCATGAACGAGCGGTGCCAACGCCGAAAGTGCTGGGGCGATAAGCTCCAAGTCTTTGATTTTTGTTTCAAGTTCTTTAATCCGCTCGTCTTTTTCTTTTGTGGCCTCTCTGAACTGTTGCTCCAAAGCCTGACGAGCCTTTGCATAGTCTCCTTTTGCTTCTAACTCAGTCTGCTCCGCATTTCGCTTGAACTCAATGAGTGAATCTACGTCTGTTCCTTCACCAAGAGACTCTAAAGATTTTTCGATCTTTACGTAGCGTCTTTTCTCTTCGAGCAACTCTTTGTTTTTTCGGTTGGTTGCGTCGATTTGTTGTCTGAGGTTTTGAATGTCCTCGTTGCCCTCGAGAGGCACAGCCTCTTGAACTTGATTTTCAGCCATGAATAACCCACAGGGTCAATTGTTGGTTTAAATTAGCATTGATTTCAAACAACCCCAATGCCTGCACCAATCATTAAAGAAGAAGGCTTCACTGTTCGCGAATTAAAAGGACTCCTTGCATCCGTTCCTGAGGTCA